CCCGACATCGGAGATAGCGCCAGGCTCCATCCAGGGCTTGCCTGGTTCACCTGGTGTGACCTCGAACGGTTTCATTTTCACTTGCGGAGCCTGGCCCTGCCCATCGAGTTGCCAGCGTTGATCGGTGTCAGGTGTTGCAGGCCCGGACCCCTGTTTCAGTTTAGCGATCTGCGTGCGCAGGAGCTCGTTACGGAGAGAGCCGGTTTCCAGGGAGAGCGCCTTAACAGTTTCGTCGAAGGCTTCAGCGCGTTTTTGATGCGTGCGTGTTGCACCGATAGCGCGAGAGATGTCCTGCCCCATGTTGGAGACGCCTTCACCCATGCCGGTTTCAGGGATCGCGCCGATGGCGGAGACAGGACCGGACGTAGTGCTTGCGCCGAGTGCAGCGAGAGGATGGAGGCCAGCAGCTTTGGCGTCAGCGACCTTCCATTGAATTTGATTTTTGTTGGCCAAGTCGGTGTAGGCCATTTGAGTTTGCCAGTTGGCCTGGTTGGTAGCGTTCGCGTTCTCTTGAGCGTTTTGTTTCATAGAGCCGCCGATCAGATCGGTGGCGGCGTTGATCAGCGATTCCCACATTGCGTCACCTGCAGCTGATGAAGGTTGTCCAGTTACGACGACGGGGACCACCAGGTCCCCGCCTCGTCTTCTTTTTCGCGAACAGAACCTCGCGCCGTTCCTTGCGCCGGACGCAGAGGACCACCTGGTCTGGCTCTGCGAAGGCGATGACGCCCTTTGTTTGAGAGTTGGGGCGGAAGCCTGCTTGGCGTTGTCGGCGAGAGGGCTGACGGTCTTTCACCCTGAGCGGTGCGACGGAGTACAGGGCGGGACGGTCAGAACCGAGGGGGTGATACGTGCGGCGATCTTCGATCTCGGTAAGGGGATCGTAGGAGGGGGCGAGGGGGGCCAGCAGCCTGCGGCTAGTGAAGTCAGAGGCTTCGACGCTGCCCCCAAGAAGTGAAGCATCCAAAGGATGGTCATTTGCCAAGTCGACTGGGACGGTATTTTTGCGTGTTGATTTAGCCATAGGCCAAGTACCTAGTTGACGGGAGACGCTCGCCCAAGCCGCACGGTGTCACCTAGCACAGTGCACATCGAGAGAGTGCACTGTGCCGGGTTGAGCCGCAAGGGGACTTACGAGGGGGCCTTCGGCCCCTCAGAAGGGGGTCTCGGCGCGCCAGGCGCGCCTTCCGCGGGGGGTTGCCCCCCCGCACCCCCCGACTTGCCAGCGGGCTCTACAGGGGGATTGGGAGCCACATTTGGCCTGGTAGGGACGCCGGATTCCCAGGTTTCGTGGATTTCGTAGTTGGAGCGGAGCTCGGGATCGTCTTCGACGTCGAAGTCTTCCGCTTCCTCGAAGGTTTCAAAGCCGCCGCCTTCGGCGGCCGCCCGGAGGTGCTCAGAGCGTACCATCGCCCGAATGCGTTCGGAGAGAGACGGTTGCTTAACGTATCCCACTGGAGGGGCGATAGGGATCGCGCTAACGACCTCAGCGCGAGTGTTGCCCCAGAGAGCGGTGAAGCGGGCCGGGACAGCGCGTTCGTACTTGTTGATGACCTCGACGATTTTTTCTTCGACGGGATCGCTTTCATAGCGGATGGGCCTTTTCTGCTTTGCCATGGTGGAGCTCCTGGTTGGTTAGAAGATGAAGCTGGTGCCACGCGGTGCCACCAGCCTCCGCGCTTGGATTGAATGGTTCGCCATCACGTAGAGAACATCGGTAGCGGGAGAGGCGAAGGGAACGTCGGTAGGGACCGCCTTGACGAAGGTGGAGTTGAGAGCAGGGGACGAGCCGAAGTTTCGGCCGAAGTGCCAGTAGTTCAGGATGTCGCGAAATTCGCCGGCGATGGTGGATTCCTGCCGGCGGTACTCATCGTAGCGATCTTGATAACCGAACGTGTCGTTCGGGGAGGCGTGCGCAGCGTAGACCTCCTTGTTGAGGACTTCCTGTTGCCCGATGTGCTGCAGCTCGCGTTGCCAGAAGTCTTCTTTGGTGCGGCGGTTCCAGGTGCGCGGCAGGCCTTGCGCGTACATGGTCTTGGGCAGCACGGACATGAGCGAGATTACGTAGCCGTGTTCCTCGAAGAACCTTCGATAGCGATTAGACCGCATTGCGCCGATACCGTGACCTTTGAGAGCGCCGACGGTGTCGTCGGGATCACCGGAGCCAGGGGTAGTCTGTAGCACTTCGCTGAACTGCAAGGTTTGGCGACCACCACCGAGATATTCGGGCCTCTGCAGACGAGCGTCGGACGACCGGACGCCCAGATAGCGGAGGTACTCCACGTAGCGTGAACCATAGCGGGCACGGGCCTCTTCGAAGCGTTGGAGCGCGAGAGCTTCGCGCAAGATGTTGACGGTGACAGCAGATGCACCGGACAGGTCGGCGTGACCGAAGGAGGCTTGAGCGACGATGTTCGGGAACTTGTTCGCACCGATAGTCTGCACCGTAGCAAACAGCGGATTGGTTGCCTGCTCGAACGACAGACCTTCAGCGATGCTCGCCGTACCGCCGGTCGTGAACTTCAGGTTGTTGACGGGCGCGACGGTCCCGGTGTTGAGGACGAACCCGATTCCATCGACAGGAAGGGCGCCCACAAGAGGCGCAGTGGTGCCCAGGGGAACGGTAACGCTTGGACCTTTTTGCTCCCACGGCCTCGAGCTCGTGAAGTAGTCCTTCTCCCAAGCGGCATTTTGGAGCGTGGTGTTCGTCGTGGTGTCGGCCCCGGACGTTTCATCGATGACGAGCTCCGTTTGCAGATCCTGATCCCGGTAGAACTCATTCCAGATCAGTGAGTAGGCCCGGAAGGGAAGCGCAGATACTTCGAGAGAATTAACGCCGGGAGGAACGCCGAGGTAATCAGCAAGACTACCAACAGCAGCACCGCCCATTGCAGGCATGGTGATCGTCGGGAAAACACTTGCGTCCATCCCATCGGGTCCGCCGGTAATGAAGTCTTCCCAGTCTTCCCAGATGATGCGGTGAGGGACGAACCAGTGGTGGATGCGAACGTGGACGGGATGCATGACCGGCGCGAGCATAGGCGCAGCGCGGACCAGAGCCGAAGTCGCCTGTTGAACAGTGTCGCCGGGTAGGACCTCGAACATCCCGATCGGGACGAGCTCGCCCATATCGAGCGAGAGCAGCTTGTAATTCGAGAGAGAAAACTTGCCACGTTTCATAGACCTTTCCTTTGCTTCCAGATGCTCTCACGAGCTTTGAGTTTTGCGACGGCACCGTCAGAGATAGCCATTACCGCCTCTTTCGGGAGAAACGTCGATAGCGTGCCCTCATCCGCCGCAGTTTGGTACAGAGATAGCATTTCCTTTTTGAGTTCCTGTAAAACACTTTCAGGGGCTTTTTCCTCCTTACCTATCATAAGCCTTAGTTTCCGACGGAGATAACGACCCAAAGGTAGTAAGCGTTTGCCATGGCGCAGGGCTGACGGAACGTCAGCCTGCAGGTCTTCGAGATTGAACTTCATGAGAGCGTCCGCAACTTCCCACATTGCGTTTAGGCCGATGCCAGGCCGATTAGACATACGTGCGAACTCGGGATGACAGCCAGCCAGGTGCGCCGGGAGCTCGGACGGTTTGGTCATCTTTTTAGTTACGTATCCACATACGTATTGAGCAGACTCCACAGTAAGGCTTCCAAGGTACACGTCGCCGTGACCCCAGGTATCACGCACTGCATCACACTGAGCGCAGCATGAAGCTCGAAGTCGCCCACCTGGTCGGTAGTAGTCTGACTGACCATTGCGACAAGACGGGTATCCGAACAACGCAACATGATAGTGCGGGCGGAAGGTTTTATCCCCGTATTCACCGACACCATAAAATCTGATCCTGGATGGGGATACCTGTTTCCTTAGCCTTTTGAGCCAGTCTTGCAAATGTTTCGGCATCAAAGAGCCGCCAGCAGGCAGTTTCTCCTCCGCATAGGTCAGCGTTGCAAAAGCATTGTCCGAGTGACAGAGCGTTTCGAGCATTATCCGATGTGTCCAAGTCCTTCTCCTATTGAAACGACAAGGCATGCACTGACCACACGGGTACGAGTGCATGCCCTGAATGTATGGGTTACGGCACAGCAAATTTACATCCTGTAGCCAATGCGTAAGGGCCGCAGACGACGCCTCGATACGCGCCGACGGCGAACCATACGACGACGGCCAGAGCCACGACGACGACGACGAAATCTCATCACTTCCACTCCTTCCACATGCCGCGACGCCTGGCGGGTCGGTACTCCTGCGAGGGCCAATGCCAGCGCCATTCATAGCCTTCCGGTGCGGCAGCTGCCGGGGGCTTCTCTCGGCCCATGCCGAGTGAGGGGAGAATTTGGTTGCGGTACATCCAGCTCATAGAGGCCAGCCAGTTGTCTTCGATACGCTCCTGCATTTCCTTCGAGGGGACCACCGCGTAGCCATCGGGGGTCCGAGCGTGCCCGACATCGGAGATAGCGCCAGGCTCCATCCAGGGCTTGCCTGGTTCACCTGGTGTGACCTCGAACGGTTTCATTTTCACTTGCGGAGCCTGGCCCTGCCCATCGAGTTGCCAGCGTTGA